TTCTTTATGACTGGAACTACGGCACCAATAGATCCTAAAGTACCTCCGATAGCTCCCCCAAATAGGGAACCTAGACCTGCTGAATATAATAGATTTTCTGCGTTAAATTCTGCTCTACCGATAGCATCTTCTTTTAACAATTCTCCTGCGCCGTAAAAGGCACCCTCAACTGCAGAACCCGCTGTTTTAGGCAGAGCTTTCTTAATGACTTCTCTAGCAAGCTTTTCATTTCCAGTCTCTTTTAATACCCTATCCAGTCCTTTTTTAGTAAGAATCTCAACTTGCCTACCGGCCTTGTCTACGAAAGATACTGGAGCAGTAATAGCCCCTTTTGCCCCCTTAGCTATTTTCTTAGCCTTAGATGCCCCCTTAGCAGCCTTAGCTGCTGCTGCGGTACCCTTAACAGCCGCTCCCGCCCCGCCAGTACTTAATATAGATGCGGTAGTTCCTAATATATCTCCTACTATATCTGCTGTAGGATTTAACTCTCGCTGTTTTCTTCTAATTTCAGCATCCATTAGCCCTGTTTCAACTGCTAATTTATCTGATAGACCCAGAGTAGCTCCTGATAGCGCGGATAGCGCAGCGGTTTTTATAGGCGCATCATGAGCTGCCTCCTCCGCGATAGCGTTATCAATAGCTTTTTTCATGTCCTCCGACAATATCTCGCTATTAGGTAAATTGTTTAAATTCTTATCATCAAAGTCCGACAACTTATTTTCCCTTTCGAGATTTATTTACGTCCGTAGTTGACAGCCCCAAACCTCCTTGAGATTTAGAAGTTTTAAGATACATATCAGTTTGTATCCTACTTAATTTTTTCATAGCTTCTAAATTTGTTAAAGTTTTCCCAGGATTCTGTAATTCATAGGCCGTTATTACTCTCTTCATACCTTCCTCTATGGCCGAATTAGGCATTTCTATACCCGCCTTCTTCAGAGCTAAATCTTTTTGAAAAGACATATAATCTCTAAGTCCTCGAATAGCTCTTCTCTTAGCTTCGTTAGTTTTAAAAGCTGAGAGAAAAGTCTCTCCCTTCTTTAGTCCCATAGTTTCCAAAATTAAATCCTCATCGGGACCAGTTAGTACTCCTAATTCGAAAATATTCTTAAGTTCAAGGACCATATTAGCTTGAGCACGCTGAACATCTCCAACATCTCCCCAAATATTAGTTAATTCTCTAAATCCAGCCCTATCGATAATTCTTTCAATATTATCCATATTCTCAGAAACTACCTCATCTGCTTTTATAGCTTGTTTGGCTTTGTCAGCTAATTCTTTGTTAGCTGCGAACTTCATCATACCGTCCCCCATCGAAACTACAGTAGGTGCGATAATTCTAACTCTCTCAGGGCTCATGAGTTCATCATTTCCGAATCTTATGGCGTTCCAATCTTCTACGCTTATACCATTCTTAGAGATATCCCCAATATTAAGTCCAGACTCCCTAGTTCTCTTAGATTCTTTTAGTTCTTCAATACATTTACTCTTATCGCATTCTAATCTGTTTATAGTATTTTGTAATTTACCCCTCTCTATCTCATCTTTAGAAGCAGCCTTCTTAGTTTCTAGTAAGAACTTAGCTTTCTCTAAGCCAGCAGCTTGCTTTGCTTTAAATTCCTCGATAGATAAATTCTGCATTGCTAAGTCGTCTGCAATGGCCTTATTTAGCAAGTCTATTCCAGGATTAGAGTCGGTGTCATTTTGAAGTTGGTCTATCGTTCCAGCAGCTATAGATACTCCTAAGAGTATTTTAGATAAGGTAGATTGTCTACTCCAAAAAGTAGAAGGCTCTTGCTCTGCTAGTTGAGTTACTTGGTTATTGACTTCCTCCTCAACCTTAGCTTCCTTTTCTACCTCCTTCTTAGCCTCTGCCATCTCAGCGTTTGCAACCGCTTTTTGCTGCCTAATAGGAGCAGCAGCAGCTTCGACCTCTTCAACTGTAGGCTCTAGAGCACTCTGCAAGTCTTCGTCAGTAGCAGCCTTCTTCTTATCCTGCTCTGCAATAATAGAGTCCAGTACGGGATCTTCACTAATAGGAGCACCAGCAGCTTCTGCCCTAGCAATTAATTCTCTCCTCTTCGCTACTCTCTCAGCTAATTGAGCACTTTCAGCATCAATTTGGTCAATCTCAGCTTCCTGTGCAGCAGCATCTTCAGCTCTAATAGCTTCTGCAGCTTCTACTCTTTGTTCATCAGTAATACCACCATCAGCTCTATTAGGATCGGCAGAAAAAGAAAGTCTCTCATCAATTCTTCTGGCCATTTCAGCCTTATCAGCAGCTTCATCTTCAGCTAATACTTGCTGCTCTTGTTCAATTTGCTGTTGCTGTAAAAGAGGGTCATCAGTTTGCTGACTTACTTGAGGCTCAGGATTTAATACAGGATCGTTAAGTACATCTGCTGCATTTTCTTGAGGTTGTACAACTGGCTCTGGAGCTAAAACTTGTTCGTTATCTAGATCTGCCATATTACTTACCCTTCTTATTTTTGTCTAATTTATTAAGTCTTTCATTTAAGCGAGCTTGAGCAGCTAAAACGGCACCAAAACCTTTATTAATGTTTAGCATTTTTCCTTCTGGAGTGTCTTCTACAAAAGATCTACCCATCTCACTTTTCTCTATATCTTGTGCCATAACTCCAAAATTAGTTCTGCCATCGTCATTTGCTTTTTTAGGTTCTTTATACTTAAAAGATTTTGTTTTAATAGCGTTTAAAAATTCATCTGTAGGTTTACTAGCATTCTTAATAGCTTTCTTTTGATCTTCATCAGATTTTAGAGCTAACGCCGCCCTTCCTACATTTCCCGCTATTCCTGCCAATTTACCAAAGAACCCCTTTTTCTTAGGTTTCGCCGCATCTAAATTTGCTTGAGCAGCTGCTTTTTGAAATTTTAGCTGCTCCAATGCCTGTAGATTAGAAGCTTGTTGTTGGGCGATATTGGCTCCAGAAGAGATACCATTTTGAGCTTGCTGTAATGCTTGCCCTCCTTCAGTTCCCAGAGTAGAAGCTAATAATGCATTAGCTTGTTGACCTTCTTGGATTCTAGCTTGTGCGGCTTGCTGAGCTGCCTGTTGATTTGCCGCCTGTTGTTGTCTAGCCAATTGTCTAGCAGTAGCAGAAGCATCAACTCCTCTACCGGAAGCAGCCGCCGCTAATTGTTGTGATAAAGATCTATCTGTAGCAGATCTTAACTGTGCCTCCGCTAAAGACGGCCCCTGACCTTGTCCTAAACTAGCTAATCTCTGTATTAAGTTTTGAGTCTGACCAGTAGCAAATTGTTCTCTGCCCTGCCCTCTCTGCATCTGTTGCTTTGAAGCATCTAAAAAAGGTTTAGTAGTCTGCCTAGTATCAAAAGCCTTTTCATTAATCTTCTGCTTTGCAAAACCTTCTGCAGCTACTTTTCTTGGATCTGGTCCACCTTTACCCATGTTCTATCTCCTTAATAAAGTAAATAATGTCGTCCCCCGAAGAGTCCAACTTAAATCCATTTTCAATTAAATTACCAGCCATGTAACTTGCCCCATTTGTAGAAGGGATAATATTACAGACCATTTTATATCGTCCAGATTCTAAGGTAATACGTGCCAGCTCTTTTGAATATCTTTGAGCCACCCCTTTATGCCTATGTTCTGGTGCAACATATAAATCTTCTATAAATAGGAAATCTTCGTGAAAGTAGTAGACGTAAAAGCCATACTTATCTTCCACATATTCCTTTCCTTGTCGCTCTTTCAGATAATTAGCATAATGAGACATAATAGCTCCTATTATATACTCATTTGTTACCCATCTGTGCTATACTTCTGAGCCAAAGGAAGCTTCATGCCACCTTCTTTTGCCCCTACTTCAAAGGTAACCGCAGTCAAATTGAACGCAGCTCCCGCAACTTCTTGTAAATCTTCAATAATAATCTTTATCGCCTGACACTTTTGCCTGGTAGGATTTACCCTAAATTGATACGGCTTCCCAGAGCCTCCATATGCCTTAGTAGAAGGATCTCCATAAGGACTATCTTCTCCATATGTAGTCTCATCAATAAAATTGGCAGCATCGATAGTAGCTTCTTGTACAAATGCTTCTACAAAATCGTATGCAATACGAACTTTGGCACTGTGAGGTGATTTATAATTACCCACTACTAGCATTTTATATACTCTTTGGAATCCTTGGATATTATTAAATTGTAACCAGTTAGACTCAATCCTACTCTTAATTACTGAGCCATTGTCAGAAAAAGAGTCCTGATCCTCTTTATAAATAAGTCCGCTAGGCCTAATGTAGTAGTAGTCTTCCCCAATAACCTCAGAAGATAGTCCCTTATGATTAGTAAAGGTTGACCAGAATCCAGCATAGTAATTAAATACTAAACAATTTCCGTCAGAGGTAATGAATCTAACTTGATTGAGATCATTAATAACCTTTGCTGAAGTAATGGTAAGATCATTAAACTCTTCTACATCATCCCCAATATAAGTAGTTTGTAGATTTCTACTTAATAGGTAAATTCCCTTCCTAGACTTGAAAAAGACGCCAGCAGGAGTTAGTACCACACTATTGGAATCTATACACCCTACATCGCTACTGATCTGCTCAGGCTCGATAAAAGTATTTTGTTCACCTAAATTATTTGGACCTTCTCCAGCGATATAGAAGATAGCGTCATTCTTAAATACTATGAGCTTTTCATCCATAACAATCATAGATGAAATATCCCCTCCAGTATTAGGAAATTCTATAACAAATGTATCTTCAAAATCTACTGGTCTTCCTTGAGTTCTTATTTTGGAATACTGAATCAAATTATTATCTTCCAAACCAGCTAATATGATTCTATTTTGATAAGATGTGATTAGTGAAGCACTAGGTGCAACAATATTATCTAAAACTCCGCCAGTATTATATAAGATCTCATTTGAGATCAAATCTGTATCACTTAAACCATCAGTAATAGTCTGAACATCCAATGTAGGGTCATTAAATGTAGGATTATTAATAGAGGTAACCTTATAAAAGATAGTCCCCAAGTTTTCTGTTCTATAAAGCTCTAAGACCACATTATCTTTTTCTGTAAGTCTCAAAGTGGGAATATCGATTAAACTTTCTTGAGTACTAGTCCCTCCAGTTAATTCTACTGTAATAGGAATAGAAGGAGCAGATCTATGCTGCTGACCAAAGTTATCTGTCCAAGAATATACAGCTACATACTGTCTAGTTCCATCGTCTAATGAACCCCCGACTGTATTACTAGTATTTTCTTCGACTCCTTCAGGAAAAAGATGGAAGCCATGCTCCACCACTTTTTCTCCGTCGTACATCTGAATTAGGCCACCTGCTATGTGCAAATTATCTCCTAATTCTGAAGTTTGGAAAGGATTCTCTGGCTCAAAGTCAATGATAGTACTATTAACACCTAATAGAGAGAAGAATGATCCGTTATCTGATACTAATTTCCCCTTAATTTGAGAAGTAAATAGGAACTTAGAATCACCTAGATCTGTGACATTGGGTAGAGATCCATGTGTCAATAATGACCCAGCTAGATTTCCACTAATTCTAGTCACGATAATACCATTCTCATCCATTACAAAGTAAGTAGATTGTAGTAAGCTTTCGTGTACTGTGTTAATAAAGACAGAATCATTATTAATATAGGTCTTTGAGGCTAGTCCAACACTCTTAGCTACTTCAGAAGGAGTGCCTACAACCCCTGCCAAAGTGAACGTATTTTTTCTAATTAAATGATCTGAAGGATTAGTAGCTCCTACCTCATAAAAGATGGTATAATTACTATCTGTAGTTCTGACAGAAGTTAGATTTCTTACTTCTGAGATAGTTTCAATTAGAGTAGGCGTGATAATTGCTGATATAAGATTTAAAGGAAAAATAGCGTACTTAACTTCCGTAGGGCTTGCCCAAGATAGAACGAATCTGTAACTTGGATCTACATATAAATTAATAGCATTTGACGCATCTTCTCCAGCTAGTGAGATTATAGAAGATAGTACTTGACTGTCATCTATAGAGAATAGTTTTACTCTAGACCCAACATCACTAGAGTTATAAGCAACTCCAATAACATTAGATGAGTTTTGAGCATCATAATTAGGATTAGTAGGGTCTACATCACTTACTGTAACTACTTCAGTTTCTAGATCATCAGCATCTAATAGATTAAATCTTCTGTATTTTAAATCAGTTCCATCGATGAAAAAGATGTATATGAAATTCTCAATATTAGCTACTCTAGGTCTTTCTCCAGTAGAGCTAATAAGCTCATCACTAACAATAAAGTTCCCTGTATTACTATCTACTACACTATACTTAACTCCGGTTAAAGAGTCTCTGAAAGCGTAAATATGTAAGCCATCAATAGATAATGCATCTACCTGATCCTGCTCAGATTCTGATCTGACTACAGGAGTAGATTCTGGCTGAACTGCGTATACCGTCCCCTTCTTTTTCCAAGCGTCTAAGGATTCTGAAAATGAATATAGTTCGTCAGTGTCGAACATATTTAACTCATCCTTAAACTTAGTAAGCATTTTAGGAGTTCCTACTTCTCCACCATCTACATCCTTTAAAGATACTGCGGTGTACCCATTCCTCTTAACTAAGGCTTCTGGGGTAGTGTAGATATAATTCTCTGCTACTGTAACTTTACCAGCTTCTTGAATCTTTTCATCTGTTTTAGTATCTAGACCTCTAGCAAATGTTAGAGGTACTAATTGTTTAACTAGAGGCATTAAAAGTCCTTATGAAATATACCAGTTAGTAGCACCATCTGCAATTACCCAAGTTGTAGAGTAATTAGAGTCAATGACTTTATTCGCATTTACACCATCAATATTATCTAAACCATCAGGTACGATAGTAATATTTTGATTATTTGCATTTCCAGAAGCATCCTTAATAGCATAGGTTCTACCTGCAGTTACAGCACTTGCTGAAGGAAGGGTAATTTGTCTAGCTAATGAAGTATCTACGATTAAGTAAGAAAAAGTGTCAGCAGGAGCAATGATTAGGTCTGTATTAATATTAGTTACTTCAAATGATGTTACGGCACTAGGAGTAGTTACAATAGATCCACCCGAAGTTAATTGTACTGCAGTCCCTGCTCCATTAGTAAAGTATAAGTCTCCATTTACTGAGTATGTAGTAGTCAGATTAGTTCCACCAGTTAAAGGAGAAGACTGATCTGTGTAGTGCAAAGCTTTTACACTAGTTAAATCATTACTTTGGAAGTCTAAATCAGCATTAATATTTAATCCTGCTGCAGGTACTTTTAAACCCTTTCCATCACTATGATCATGCTCATCTACCACAGTTAAAGCTGTATTTAATTGAGTAGCCCATTCTGGTCCTAATGTGACCGTAACTGTAGGCAGTTCTAAACTCATATTACTAGTTGTAGCCATTATATCTCCTTAAAATATCCAAATATCTATTTCTACATCGGCATCACATTCTAAAGCGAAAGTTCTATTTGCCAATTGGTTAGAATCTTGAGAGTCCCATATATCTGCCGCACCTCTTTTTCTAACCACAATAAAACCGAAAGGTTTCCTATTCAGTCTATGCTCTATATTATTAGTAACTCCTGAAGTAAGACTTACATTAGTAAGAAGTACTCCATCTAAAATCTTAGAATCTCTAACAGGTTTAATAGCTTCTTGTACAGATTGCTGTACTTTCTGCATTTCCCTACTTTCTGAGCCTAATTTTCTAAATGACCTAGGACCACTCATTATGTCCAGTATAATAGAGAATCATTCTCTGCTGTAACATCTGAAATTGTTGCAGAAGATCCGCTATCCCTATTTTTAGCCATGTTTAAAATTCTATCCCTCATCTCAGCTTTCTGTCTCACGAATTCAGTTGTATCACTTTCCTCTTTAGTACGCATCTTAATAGCAGCATCCACTACTACATACTCTGCATACGCATTTAAATCATCTAAAGAATCTGTATCATTAACCAATTGAGTAGCTACTGGAGTGTACCACATTCTAATGTCTGCATTTTGAGTAGGCTTAGGAGTAAATTTAATATTAGCTCCCACTATTCTATATCTAATTGCAGGAAGACCTAATAGGTCCCATACTACACCATCAGTATTCCTATTTCTCTCATTAAAGTTGTAAGGCTTAACTGTCTGCCAATTGTCATTATTAATACGAACATCTACCCCTCTTAACTTGTAAAAGTCTGTAGGTAGAGAATAAGTATCTACATTTGAAGTAGTTGAAAACTCATAATCTTGTGTAAAGTAATCTGCGTCATACGCCTGAATCATTAAATCATGTAACTCTGCAATAGAGTCATTTATGTAGGTAGTTAACTCCGCATCACTAACGAAGTTGGAATTTTCCATATCTGATCTTTGTCTAGCTTTATCTTTAAGCTCTGCCAAAATAATTGCCATTAGAACCCCCTGTAAGAAAAAGGGAGCCAGTATAACCAGCTCCCTAAATATTAATCATCTGAATCATTATCAACCATTCGAATGAAACTCTTCATAGCCATCATAAGCTTTTCAGAATCACCATCTTTCATAGCTGACATCATATCTTCTGCCGCCGCTTTTAGACCGATAGAACCATCTTCAATGGCATTATCTTTCATAGGAGCCTTCATAGCTTCCTCAGATCCATCTCTCATTCTTCTAAAGATCATAAGTGGAACTGCACCAGTTTTATCGTTCTTCATACCTAGAGGCATTATTATTCTCCAGAAGTAGAGTTCTTAGCTTTAACAGTAAGTAAAAGAGTGTCGCCATCTGCTAAGTCTGTTGGAGTTCCAGCTACCGAAGTAGTGAAATCAATAGTTTTAGCGCCAGCAACATCTTCAGCAGTTACTTGAACTTTAGAATCCTGTTGAGCAGTTGAAATTACTGTATCTTGAAAAGCTAAAAGACGAACATACTTATCTTGTAAAGTTAAAGTATATTCCCCAGCAGCGTTTCTTGTAATGTCAGCCGTTCCAGCTTCTTTTTCATTAGTAACTGTAGGTGCTCCAGAAGCTCCGATAGCTACAGTAATATGTAACTCTTTAGCTTCCTTCGTAAGTGCTTGCATTCTGTTATAGTTTCTACTTGCCATTTTTATTCTCCTTTTAGTCTCGCCATTTGGGGAGCTAGTATTTAAATGAAAAAGAAGGGCCTAAACTAATAGACCCTTCCATAAAATTATGCTAGTTTTACTCTAACATTCCATCCTGGTGCTCTACAGCCTAATTGAGCGTAGTATCCTACTCTCACTTCAACTGCATCAGCATCGTTCTCACGAAGCATTCTTAAGCCATCAGAATCTAAGATCTTAGGACATTTACCTAAAGAGTAAAGTTTCCAAGAACTCATAGTTAGCATGTAAGCCGTGTCATTTGGACAGTTCTGATCTGGAATTACTTTAATCGGTCCACGTGGTCCGTGAATCATAATTCCTCTAAATCCAATGTCCCCTTGATTATGCTCAATATATTGAACTTTAGAACCTAATGCGTTCTCAAGGTCAGCAAATTTATCATATGAAAGGAAACAAGTATCTACTTTAGCGCCTTCTCTACCAGCTCTTGAAGCACCATTTACTAATGACTCTTCGATTGGCTCAGCAGATCCGTCGTAACGAATTCCACCTAAACGAGTAGCGTCTGAAGATCTGTCTACAGAGAAAAAGTTGTCACCTGCAGTTGGAGCCGTTTCAGGAATCCAAGCATCTAAACCTTTAATCTTTGCGTCATAGTCACCTTCTACGAAAATGAAGTCTCCAGTTGCAATTGTAGGAACTGCAACGTTAAGAACTGCATCTGTAGTGATAGTACCAGCATCTCTGTCTACACCATCGATAGTAACTGATCCAACTTCAACTGTTCCGCCACCATCAGTAGTACTGAAAGTTAAAACCATTCCAACTTCGAAGTTAGTAACTTCTTCAACGTCAGATAATTTTAAAGTGTTAGTAGCTACGTTAGTAGTAGCAGCGATTTGTCCGATTGAACCAGATCCAGATCTGAAAAGAGCTACTGCTATTGATCTAGTGATAGAGTGAATAGCTCCATCGATCTCAGTTGTAGCTGCTTCCATAAATGCGTTTGAATCGCCTTTTGAAGCATCTAGTGTTTCGTTATCGATAGAAGCTAAAGAGTAATCTTTATCTCTAGTAAGAACGAAGTCTTTTAACTTAGAGTTACCCTTGTTTGCTTTAGCAGTACTGAAGTCTGCTGATCTACCTTGTGGGTTACCGTAAATGATAGGAATCGGTAAGTTCTTACCACCGAAGTTTTCCATCTTTTCTACCATAGCTAAAAGAGGGTTGTCCATGTATACCATGTTCTCAACTCTTTCTGCTGTATAATGCTGCTTAAGTGCTGCAGCGAAGCTTGTTAAATCTAAAGCCATTTTTTATATTCTCCAATATTAAGGATATTTAATCCCATTTAATTAATTGTGCTGCTTTACTCTTACTTTCTTCATCGCTTAAAAGACGCTCACCAACAGTTTTGGTAGACGCCTGTGTATTAAGATCATTTGATAATGTAGGGCTTAACTCTCCCTTATCTTCTTCGCTCTGACCTTCAGTGTTCTCAGATGGGCCACTAATCTTTTCTTGTAACGCTTTATATTGTTCCATATAGTACTCTTCCACTGCATCAGCCGCTTCTTCGATGCTTAGAATAGTTCTTTCGGCATCTGGAACACCTCTCTCTACTTGATCGTTGTAGTGAGTCTCAATTACGTCATAGATTTGATTATCAGCATCATACGCTCTAATCATCTTGTACTTACTCTGGTCTTCGTTTACAAAATCTGCAATCTCAGACTTAAAACCTTTCTCTTGAGCTTCGTACTGCTGCTCAGCTATCTTAGCTTCTTTTTCAGCTTCACGCTCCTCATACTCTTTCCTAAGAGCTTCAATCTTTTCATCATGTTGA